TACTTCAAACCAGCTGGCATGAGCCAGAACACTGGTGATCCACAAAAAGCATCAACTCCGAAAGCCGCACCTGCTCCAGCGGCATCACATGATGAAGATGACACACCTGCTCCAGTAGCTAAGGCAGCTCCGGCTCCTACAGCGGCCCCTGCGGCAGAAGGTGGCGACTCACGTGCCCAAGATATCTTGGCAATGATTCGCAATCGTCAGAAGTAAAAAGCCAAGGGGACTTCGGTCCCCTTACATCATCATAGGAGAATTAACTTATGGCTACAAAAGCCTTCGATTTATCGAAATTTAGAAAAACCTTGACTAAGTCAATTGACGGTCTCGGCGTTGGATTTAATGATCCAACAGATTGGATTAGTACCGGCAATTATACGCTTAACTATCTAATCAGCGGTGATTTTAACAAAGGTATTCCTTTGGGTAAGGTTACTGTGTTTGCTGGCGAATCTGGCGCAGGTAAGAGTTTTATCTGTTCAGGTAATCTAGTACGTAATGCACAAGCACAGGGCATTTATGTAATCTTGATTGATACTGAAAATGCGCTAGATGAAAAATGGTTACACGCACTTGGTGTAGACACAGCCGAAGACAAACTTCTTAAGCTCAACATGGCAATGATTGATGACGTGGCTAAAACCATTCATGAATTCATGAAAGAGTACAAAGAAATGGCAGAGCGTCCTAAAGTCTTATTTGTCATAGACTCATTGGGTATGTTACTTACCCCTACTGACATTAACCAGTTCCAAGCTGGAGACATGAAGGGAGACATGGGCCGTAAACCCAAAGCACTTACCAGCTTGGTGCGTAATTGTGTCAACATGTTTGGTAGTTACAACGTGGGTATGGTTTGTACAAACCACACTTATGCGTCACAGGACATGTTTGATCCGGACGACAAGATCAGTGGTGGACAAGGTTTTGTTTACGCTTCTAGTATTGTTGTTGCTATGAAAAAACTTAAACTCAAAGAGGATGAGGATGGCAACAAAGTAACTGATGTAATGGGTATTCGTGCATCATGCAAGATCATGAAGACTCGTTATAGCAAGCCATTTGAAACTGTGCAAATTAAAATTCCATACGAAACCGGAATGAATCCATATTCAGGAATGGTTGACATGTGCGAAAAAGCTGGCCTGTTAAAACAAGAAGGCAACAGACTCAAGTGGGTTGATCCAGAGACAGGTGAGGAATTCAAATTCTATCGAAAAGAATGGAAAGATGATAAATTAGATATGTTAATGGCAAAATTTCATATCAAACCTTTAACAACAACCATTCCTACGGAGATAGATGAAAATGTTGAATGAAACACAAATCGGTGATATCTGGTTAAACTTTGTTGAGTACTTGGATAAAAAGCAGTTAGAAACAGTAGCAGAGCGTTATATTGACATGCTGGCAGATTTTGGTGTGTCGGATCGTGTGATGCAAGCCGCTACTGGAGTTGACGAAATTTTAGACCAAGCTATTTCTTATTATCTCAATGAAGATGAAGAAACAGAAGAAGAAGACGACGATTACAAAGAACTGGAATAATAATGGGTTGGTACGCTAAAATTAGCAAAGACATTTCGCACATACCCGATGCGGCGGACCACTTTAATTTAGAATTGATTGCCGCTAGAAACGAATGTTGCATTTCTGGTAATGTGGAAAAAGCGGCCGCTAGTATGCCTGGCATAGTGGAGCAACGATTTAGCCAATTACAAGAAATTGAAGCTATTTTAGAGTACCTAAACATTGAACTTAGACGTTTAAAAAGTCAGCATTTTCGTAAGTATTTAGAAAACTATCAACGAGCTTTATCTTCTAGAGACTGTGAAAAGTTTGTGGAAGGTGAAGCAGACGTTGTGGACTTTGAAAAAATTATCAATGAGTTTGCACTGATTAGAAACAGATGGCTTGGTATAACCAAGGCACTTGATCAAAAGCAATGGCAAATTACCAACATTGTTAAACTGAGAGTTGCTGGCATGGAAGATGCTTCATTGTAATCAGTTTGCTCAAACCACCATCAATAGGCCTTAAATAAAACAAGGCCTATTTTTTTCTATTGTCTTGACTTATGGCTATCAATACACTACAATTACTATATGACCACCGTTGATAAATTATTACTAAAAATTGTAAATCACAATAGTCCCACTATTGAAGAAGTATTAGCAAAAAGAGACAGCAGAGTCTTACGAAGCCTTGCAACTGCAATTTCTAGCAATGTGTTTATCACTGAAAACCAATCAAAACTGTTATTGAAAATTCTTGACGAAAATTGTGAAAAATTTGAGATTTTTAAAGATGAAATTTTAGAGACAATCAAGGCACCCGTGTGGTCGCAACGATTTAGATTCATTGAACAAGTGAGAAAATTTTATATTGGCAAAGATTCTGAGCACGAGCCGTGCTTGGTTTTAGAATTTACGTTTAGTTCGCAAATTCGTAAAATTTTGCAAAATTTGTCAAAAAATCTCGAAAATTTCACTCAACGAAATCCTGGTAAAAGCTACGAGGCCGAACTCACAGAGCATAATCTCATGGTGCTTTACGAGGCTTTAGACAAATTAAACTTTGATATTGATGAAACCATAAAAACTCACTACGACACCATAAAATCATGGTCAAAAACTGATTTTGAAAACCAGTTTTTAATCACAGCCATGTCCAGTCAAAATTTTGTCAAGCATATCACCGCTGACCTAGGTGTTGAAACACCAGCTGATAGTATGTTGATTAGTGACCGAAGCAAGAGATATCAGTATTTTTTAAAAAATGACAAAAAACCTGAAAAATACGAAAATTCACTAATTTCCACAATTTCACACAGGTTGGGCTCTAGGGTGTGGATTGACAAAAATCAGTATTCGTTGATCAAAATCTTAGACACAATGGTCGAACTAAAGAGGTTGCCATTGATGGTTATTTTTGACAGCAGAGATGAAACAAAGAACCTAAAAAACCTCAATTTACTGAATAATGCATTAGAAATTTGCGGCATTGATACTGACATAGGCATTTATTTTAGATTGCCCAACAGTGAAACTGGTGTGAAATTTAATAAGATGATTGGCGAGAAGAAATACAATTCACCACTGGATAGTGACACACAGATAGTGGGAGTTCAGAGTGGAAAAATCCCTAAATTCTTCCTTTCCAACGCATGGAGGCCAATGAGTGTTATTGTGCTAGATAATGTCATGGGTATGCGTCACGGTAAAACAGCAGTGTATACAAATTGCTGTGACTTGATTTTGGAATATTCCGATACTGCTCCAATAGTGGAAAAACACATTTTATCATGACTGTAAAAATTGTAATCAGAGACGAAGTCAATATCAAACTAGAAGGTTTGCAGTTAGACGCTAGGAAAAAATTAACCAATACATTCAAGTATGAAATTCCGTATGCAAGATATCATCCAGCATACAAACTAGGTCGATGGGACGGAATGGTCAGTATGTTTGGCCTAGGCGGCAACGGATATCTCAGTCAGCTAGAAACAATACTGGATGTATTGGCAAAAATGGGTGTGGGCATAGACGAAGTAGAAGATTTACGCACTACTCAACAAATTAATTTTACACCTGTAACAGAAACTTACTGGGCAGATTTAGGCAAAGTATGGCCCAAAGGACATCAACAGGCTGGACAACCTATCATGTTGCGTGACTATCAAGTTGAAGCAATTAATACATTTTTAATCAACACACAGAGTCTACAAGAGATTGCCACAGGTGCTGGCAAAACAATCACAACAGCAACATTGAGCCATCTTGCAGAAAAATATGGTCGCACAATCACTATCGTTCCCAACAAAAGCCTAGTGGAACAAACCGAAGAAGATTTTATTAACGTAGGGCTTGATGTGGGTGTTTATTATGGAGATCGCAAGGATCTCAACAAGACACACACCATTTGTACTTGGCAAAGTCTTAATATTTTAGACAAGAAAAGTAAAAATCACGAACACGATATCGTTACTCTTGCAGAATTTCTAGACGGAGTTAAAACAGTTATTGTTGACGAAGTACACATGGCCAAAGCAGAAGTATTGAAGAATTTGCTTACTCAAAACCTATGTAATGCTCCAATTCGTTGGGGCCTAACTGGAACTGTACCAAAAGAAAAATTTGAATACGAACAAATTTTTGCAAGTATTGGACACGTAGTGGGCGGAATTAAAGCACATGAATTACAAGACATAGGGGTACTTAGTGCATGCCATGTTAATGTTGTGCAAATGGTTGACTTACCGGAATTTAAAGCGTATACTGATGAATTAAAGTATCTTGTCACTGATGAAGACAGGATGATTTATATTAGCAAATTAATTAAGAAAATATCTCAATCAGGCAACACACTGGTCCTAGTAAACAGAATAGACTCAGGCAAATTTTTAATAAATGAAATTGAGGACAGTGTTTTTATTTCAGGTGAAGTAAAAACCAAAGATCGGAAAGAAGAGTATGACGAAATTAAAACATCTACTAACAAGATTATTGTGGCGACTTACGGTGTGGCCGCTGTGGGTATTAATATCCCTAGGATTTTTAATTTGGTTCTTCTGGAGTCCGGAAAGAGCTTTACAAGGGTTATACAATCAATTGGCCGCGGTATTCGAAAAGCCGAGGACAAGGACTTTGTACAAATCTGGGACATTACCAGTACCTGTAAGTATGCTAAACGGCACCTCACCGAAAGAAAGAAATTTTACAAGGAAGCCAAGTATCCTTTCACAATTGAAAAGATAGATTGGCAAAAATAAGGAATTATGCAGATATTAACATTAGATAACACAACGTTCTCATTGAACAATTTACCAGAAGAGGTTGACGAAAACACCAGATTTGCAGTGCTAGACAACAGTGATGCAAACGAACCAGATTTTTTCTTCATGCCATTGATATTCTTAGAAAGTTTTAATGCACCTGCAATGGTTCTTAAAATTGGAGACGATGAAGTTGCAATGCCATTAGATTGGAGTATTGCAGTTGGCGATAGTAGTTGTGCTAGTGACATTGAAATTTTACCATTAACCAGTTTGAATGACAGAGGATTTGAAGCATTGATTTTTAACCCGTTGAGTAGTTTTAGAGTAGAATTTAAAAAGATTGAGATTGTAAATTTTTACAACGATGTTAAATGGTATTTTCCTAAAATGAAAAACGGACAACTATTAGCAACACCTACTAGATTTGGACACAAGCCAGATTGTGCATACTTTGTCAAAGAGATTAGTAGACAGAGTGAAATTATACAATTGGATAAAATACTATGACATTAAAGATTGCTTATTTTCAACCAGTTGTGTTGGCCATTGACACTGTGCCACCGGTAGAATTTAGTAAGATATATGCATTATCAGAAAACCTACATACTCATCCGGAATTAAACGATGCCAATGCTGTAATTAGCCTTAGAGGTGGTCAGCAAATTCAAGTATACCCCAATGTGCTCAATATTGATGTTGCTTGGTTAGTTTCTTGGCTGGAATCTATCTGCTCTGGATATATGGAAATTATCAACCAGCAATCTGGAACTGAAGAATTGAAATTTTGTAAACCTGTAGTTACTAGTATCTGGACCATAAGACAACACGAAGGCGATTATCAAGAAATGCACACCCATCCAGGCGGAAACCTAAGTGGAAACATATATATCAGCGCACCCGACCTAGTAATAGACAGTTTGCCGTCAGACAGCCAGATTAGTTTTAGAATGCCAGTTACCAAAGATATTACTAAATTTGTAATGAATGACACTTGGAAATATAGTCCTGCACCTGGCACAGTTGTTATATTTCCAAGCCATTTACCGCACACAGTATACCCGTGGAAGGGAAGCGGACACAGAACTGTAATGGCATTTGATGCTAGACTTGTGGTAAAAGAATAATTATGGGAAGTCTTAAGCCTGGAGCAACTTACA